CAATTTGACTGTCCAGTACGGCAACATGGTGGGCCTCCTTATCGAGGCAATCAAAGAGCAGCAGGCGCAGATCGACGCGCTTACGGCAAAACTTAACGGCTAATAGTAGAGGAATACGAAGATGGCTATTCAGGTAAGCGGCACACAGGTGATAGGTAACTCGCGAGAGTTAACCAACATCGCGTCTGTGGATGCGACTACAGCGGCGGCGATTAATGCGGCGGGTGTAGGGGCTACAAGCCTTAATGGCCTGTCAGACTGCACAGTTTCGACAGCAGACCCAGCCCTCAACAGCAACCCTAGTTCGGGCGTTGGGCATGTGTGGATTAACAAGACATCTGGTGAACAGTATATCTTAACGGACGCTACCGCTGGGGCTAATATCTGGGCTAACGTGGGGGATGGTTCGCTTCCTATTGAACCATTTGGCGCAACAGGTGGTACTGTAACTACAGTTGGGAGCTATACATATAATACTTTTACCTCTTCCGGAACATTAACTATTACTGGCTCGAGGGCCGTTGAATGCTTAGTAGTGGCAGGAGGCGGCGGAGGCGGAGCGGCGGCATCTAACGGCATTCCCGGAGGCGGTGGCGGCGCAGGTGGTTTCCGTGCAATAGCTTCAACCCTCATTTCAGTAGGGAGTTACTCTGTAGTTATTGGTGCAGGAGGCACCAGTGCCACTGGTGGTGCTAACGGAGCAGACAGTAGTTTAGCAATGGTGGGTGGCACTATAACATCAGTCGGAGGCGGTGCTGGGGGCATACGGTCTGATGCAAATGAACGTGGTGGTGCTGGTGGCTCTGGCGGCGGTGCTTGGTATAACACTAGCACCTCAGGGCAGGGTGCTGCTGGTACTACTGGTCAAGGCAATAGAGGCGGGTATCTTTCTGCGGGTGATAATGTGGCTTCGGCAGGCGGCGGCGGTGCTGGTGCAGCGGCAGCAATCATTTCCAATACAAACAATGGGGGTGCTGGTGGTGTCGGATTAAACTGGCAATCTCTTGGAACTTTTTATGCTGGAGGTGGAGGCGGTGGAGGCTCTGGAGGACAAGGAGCAGGCGGAACTGGAGGAGGCGGAACTGGTGGACAAGGCACAACACAAGGCACTGCGGGAGCAGCCAATACTGGCGGCGGAGGTGGCGGAAGTAGCAGCGGCAATGCAAACTACAAGGGCCAGTTAGGCGGATCAGGCATCGTAATAATCCGTTACTTAACGTAGGAGAATAGAAAATGGCACATTATGCAAAAGTAAATAACGGCTTGGTAGAACAAGTTATAGTTGCAGAGGCTGAGTTCTTTGACACCTTCGTGGATAGCTCTCCCGGTCAGTGGCTGCAAACCAGCTACAACACTTTAGGCGGCGTACACTCAGACGGTGGCACACCCCTTCGCAAGAACTACGCTGGTGTTGGCTCAACATACGATGCAACACGGGATGCCTTCTACGCACCACAACCTTACCCAAGCTGGACGCTAAACGACACTAGCTGTATCTGGGAAGCCCCAACAGCTTACCCAGATGACGGTGCTAATTACGTTTGGAACGAAAGCGCTACATCGTGGGATGCAATCGCTTAGCAAAAACACGCCGCCTGCGCTACTCGACTGCGCAGGTGGCACCACACAGTTAATGCGTGTATAATCGCCCAAATGGCGGAGAGTGACAAAGGACGAACAGCATGGCAACTACTACAAATTACAGCTTCACGCTCCCCACGGTAGGCGGCAGCACTGACCAGTGGGGCACAAATTTGAATGCCAACTGGACCAGCTTGGACGCTACGCTATTCGGTCTCGCATTAAAAGCCAGCCCGACATTCACCGGTACCGCGACAATCCCCACGGCGGCCTTCGGGAACTGGACGATCACCGAAGACGCCGGCGTGTTGAAATTTGCCACTGGCGGCGTCAACAAGATGTCACTGGACGCGAGCGGCAACCTTACAGTCACTGGGAACGTAAACACAGCCGGGACTATCTGATGGCGCTAATTCCACTTAAAATCCCCGCCGGGATGTTTAGAAACGGAACAGAGTTTGAGGCGTCTGGCCGCTGGCGCGACGGAAATCTCGTCCGCTGGTTGGGCGCGTCACTGCGGCCGGTAGGCGGCTGGCGTGACCGCATCGCCAACGCAATCGCTGAGACCGCACGCGCCATGCACACTTGGCAAGACAGCAACAACTCCCAGTGGGTATCGATGGCGACATACAATAAGCTGTACGTTGCCAGCGCCGGCGGGACGGTCTACGACATAACGCCCGCCGGGTTCACCTCCGGCGACCTGAACGCAGCCATCAAGACCGGCTACGGATACAGCACCTACGGGACGTCGTTCTACGGCACTGAGCGCCCAGACACCGGAAACTATAGCGAGGCCACGACGTGGTCTCTCGACAACTACGGAGACTACCTCGTCGGGTGCAGCGTGTCTGACGGCAAGGCATACCAGTGGACTGGCAACGTGGCGTCCGCAGCCACGGCAATCGCCAACGCGCCGGTCGGCAACCTCGGCCTAATTGTCACCGAGGAGCGCTTTTTGTTCCTGCTCGGCGGCGGCGGAGAGCCTCGGACAGTCCAGTGGAGTGACCAAGAAGACATAACCACATGGACACCGGCCAGCACAAACCAAGCTGGATCGCAGATATTACAGACGTCGGGCCAGATTATGGCTGCCGCCAGAGGTCGCGGCCAGATGCTGATCTTCACCGACATTGACATGCACCGCATGACCTACGTCGGCGCCCCGTTCGTCTACTCCACGGAGAAGGTGTCGGAGGCGTGTGGCCTCGCCTCGCGCAAGGCGGTGACCACGACTGACGCCGGGACGTTCTGGATGGGCCACAAGTCATTCTTCGTCTACAACGGATCGAACGTGCAGGAGCTGCCGTGCGAGGTCAAGGACTACGTTTTCGGAGACATCAACACATCCCAGATCAGCAAGAGCTGGAGCGCCGCGCTGGGTCAGCAGGGCGAGATATGGTGGTTCTACTGTAGTTCCGCGTCCAACGAGATCGACCGCTACGTCAGCTACGACTACAAGCAGGGACACTGGATGACTGGCGACCTGTCACGCACTTGCGGCGTCGACCGGGGCGTATTCCGCCACCCGCTGATGATGTCGGCGGGCGGTTCAATGTACGAGCACGAGGTCGGCCTAAACTACGAGGGCGCGACAGTGTTTGCCGAGACTGGACCGTTTTCGATTGGCCCCGGAGACAACATGGTGAAAGTCACCAAGCTGATCCCCGACGAGCTCACTCAGGGCGACGTGTCTGCCACGTTTAAGACGCGTCTATATCCTAATGGTGCCGAGACTTCACACGGGCCGTATGCCATGGCAAATCCGACCAGCGTCCGCTTCAGTGGACGTCAGGCTCGAATGCGCGTCGAGGGCGCACGCCTCGCCGACTGGCGCGTGGGCGTGATGCGCGTAGACGCAATTGCCGGCGGCCGCAGATGACGTCGCCAATTCCACCCCACGTCGGCCCCGACATCTTCGAGTGGGCGCGGACATTTTCCACTTGGACGAGGCGAGCTCTAACACAGCTCGTCTTTAAGCCGTCCGGCGCTGCGGCGATCGAAAACGGGACGCTCCTGTGGGATCAGGCGGCCGGATATCCGGTGGTGTCAAAAAATAACGAGTGGCGACAGGTCGTCTTGGAGGATGGCCACTACTCTGGAGCCATTACGGTGGACCAGACTGCGGCGGTCATCAACACGGCCTACGCCTTAACGTACACGTTGGGCACTGCGTCCGGCATCACCAACGGGACGCCGGCGTCGCGACTGGTTGTCTCCGAGGGCGGCGAGTATGTGGTAAACTTTTCGGCGCAGATATCGTCGACATCGTCGTCGACTGTCCGCTTCTGGTTTTGGCCTCGGGTCAACGGGTCAGACGTCGCCGGGTCGACAATGGTGAACGCGCTACATCAAAACGGCGCGACGCTGGTCGTGTCCCGGTCGGCCATATTAAACTTAACCGCCGGAGACTATCTCGAGGCCATGTGGGCCGTGGACAGCACCAGCGGCTTCCTAGACGCGTCTGCGGCCACCGCATTTGCGCCGGCAGCTCCGGCTACGACGATATCAATTACGAGGTTACATGGGTAGGGTTCACTTAAAATGGGCAACGTGATAAGATTGCACGAAGAACAAATAGTCGAGGTGACGCCAGCCGTCGCCGAGGACATAGACTACGGCATCGAGGTGGGCATCCCACTTCTGGCCGAGAGCATAGAGAGAGATGGCAGAAATGTTCCTTTGGAGCGCGTTTTGGCGAACATTCGAGAGCGGAGATCGGTGGTATGGCTCGTCCATATTGACGGTGAGATCGTGGCTGCGATCCTTACGGCAGTCATGCAGCATCCACTACGCGCGACTTTATATATCGAGCATCTCGGCGGCACTCGAATTAGAGAGTGGATGTCGGCGGCTATGGAGGCGTTTGTGGACTTAGCGCGCAAGGCGGAGCTAGACGGCATCGAGGCGGACGGCCGCCCCGGATTTGACAAATTTTTGGGACAATGTGGCGACTTTGAGCGCAAATTTGTCCACTACGAGATGGAGCTATAAGATGGGCAGCACAACCAAGACAACCGAGTACATCGACAACACCACTGAGGCGACAATGCCGGGGTTCCAAGAGGATTATATTACTGGCACCGTCCTGCCCAAAGCTAAAGAAATCGGCGCCGCTGAATACAACCCCTACGCTGGCGACCGCGTCGCTGAGCTCAGCGACATGGAAAGAAACGCGCTGGAGGGCTACGGCGGGCTAAACTTTGGCGGCGACGCATACAAGGCCGCTGGCGACGTTTACTCCGGGCTTTCTGCGCGCACGCCGCAAGAGCAAGCAAATCAGATACTACAATACCAAAACCAATTCACGTCCGGCGTAATTGACCCGACACTGGCCGCCATGGAGCGACAGCGCGGAAAAGACATCGTCGGCGAGCAGGGCCAGATCACCGGCGCCAACGCATTCGGAAACAGCCGCCGCGACGTCTTCCAAGGCGAACGAGCCGGCGAATACGACGCGCGGATGGGCCAGACACTGGCTCAGCTCAATCAGCAGGGCCTACAGTACGGCACCGGCCGCGCAGCCGCAGAAGATCAACTCCGCATGCAGGCGGCCGGCTCAATGGCTGGAAACGCCGGTTCAGCGTTGCAATCGGCGATGGCGGGCCTCGGCTCGCAGCTCACCGCCGGGTCTGTCGAGCGCGGGACAACTCAGGCCGAGCTGGACGCAGCCTACGAAGAATATTTGATGTCCATGCAATATCCATTGACACAGCTTACCGCCCTGCAGGGCGGCGCGGCGGCTATTCCGGCGGGCTTCGGCACTACGAACGTGTCCGGCACGTCAATGGGTACGTCAAGCGCCAGCGGCGCTGGCAACACTCTGGCGGCTCTCGGGTCGTTCGGGCAGGGCCTTGGCGCAATGGGATGATGATGACTCTGATAAGCGAACGCAAAGCGCAAGAGATTAGGCTACAAGTAGGGGCTGACTGACATGGAATATAAACTTACACAAGAAGACATAGACTTCCTAAATCAGCAGGGAATAAGCAGCGCCTTCGACGCCCAGCCAAACATGGTCGCCACTGAAAGCGAAATGGAGGCGCTCGGCGTCCAGCCGGACGTCAACCCCGACGCGTTTCCAGTCCCTGTGGCTGCCGCACCGGCGATCGCAACGCAGCAGGCATCCAGCTTCGACCCGGCGGCCACAACGGCGCAGGCTCCCATTATGAGCGTAGGGGACGTGGGCTCACAAATGCAAGACTTGTCTGCGGCAACTCCGCCGGTAAACATGCAGGGGCAGCTCTCGGCTGCGCAGGACGCAAGCCCCAGTTTTTTAAGCTCTATGGGCGACACGCTCTTCGGGCCGAAGGAGGCAGGAGACCAGTTCGCCAATCTAAACCGGCAGCAGCGCATGATGCT